GCTGAATTATCAGCTAATGTGTCTAAACCGCTTTTAACTATAGTGTTGGTTATTTCAATTAATTGTGGAGTATTAGGTTCATCATTTAAATCATCTAATTCATCGTTTAAATTAGATAAATTTTCAATAGATACTGTTGATTCGACATTACCGCAAGTGGTTATTATAGTTTTACCTTGTCTTCTAATCTCAGCTCTATAATCAATTGAACTTATTTCTTCGTTGCTAAAAAGAAAATAACTATCATCGATAACGATTTCTTCATCAGTATTTATAATCCTATTGATAATATCTTCAATTCTAATCTCATTTTTTATTTGTTCTTTGCTTTTACCTATGTGTATACTAAGAGTGCCAAAAATAGATTCAATAATATTGTTAATCAATTTTTGAGGATTGAATAACTTTATACTATCAATATAATCATTATTTAAATCTGGTAATTTTCTATTGTATGCTGTGTTACTGTAATAATCACTTGGTTTTACGTTTATAGTATTGTTAGGTGAGTTAGCGTCTGACCCATTTTCATCAAATCTTATTTGAAGGATTTCATTATTAGTTGTTTGTAATCCCCAAGCGTTGGTTCCACCATTATCTTGGATTGTGTTATACAAGTATGTGTTGAAGTCGGTACTATTTAATAAACTTTCCCTATCATCATAAAATAATTTACCAGCACTAGATAAAGGGTCTACTTTAAAGATATCAAGTAAATCAATTTTATTTAATTCTAATGTAATTCCATTATCAATGAAGTCTTGTGGTATAGAAGGGTTTATACTACAACTAACCATAGATTTTAAAGATTTTTTAAGTGCTTTTTTAATCTCTAATTCAATTTCTTCTAAATTATATGTTAATACTTCTACTAAAGATTCTTTAAGTGATTCGAAACCAATTAAAGCCTTGTGTAAGTCTATTAGGAAATCTAAGCTATTTGTTTTTTGGGATATGGATTCTAGAGAATTCAGCAAAGACATTTTAGGGTAACCTTCGCTGGAAACCCTTAATGCAGCTATTTGACCGAATACATTAGATTTTTCTCTAGTAACATCCATTATAAAATTTTATTCAGATTTTGAGTCTCTATTGTTAACCATTTCTCTAATTCTGGCAAAACTATCTTTACTAACAATTTCTTGGTTATTACCAACTGCCGCAGCAATATCACCATTATGTTTAATGATATCACTTTGTAATTTACCAACATCTAATTTGATTTTTATTGCTGAATCCTTAAGTTTTAAAGCGTCTGTTTTTGCTTTGGCTATTTTAACCCAATCATCAACATCTTCTGGTGATGAACCAGAATCAACTTCATTGATTACTTTTTGAGCATCTTGAATCATACCGCAAGCATTATTGTAAACTTCTTGCATTATATTCTGAAGAGAATTGCTGTTATTAATTTCTATTTTTTGTTTTGTGGCTCTGGGCATAATATATCTTTTTATTATAAATAGGTGGTTTTAGGCTTTTATTACAAATAACCCTTATCTATTTTATCTTCTTTGATTAGGTTGTAAATATTTTTATACCTACGCATTGCAAGTCTAATATCTTTAGTTACAAGGTTGGTGTTTTCCCTAATGGTAGCTAAAATCATATTTTTATTGAATTTACTACCACCTTGTAAAGATTCAAATAGGTTTTCCCACTCACTAAGTATATCAACTAACGCTTCACCTACTTTTCTTTCATTTTCAGTTAACTTCTTCTTACTATCATTTTCATTGGTTTTAAGTTCTATTTTAAGTTCTTCTATGATAGTGTCTATTAAATCAGATAACCCGTAATCACTTTCGGGTAATGAATATACATAATCGTCTTGTTTATGTATTGTTGACATTGAAGAATCGAAATCAGCCATTTGATTTAACTGTTTATCGTCCTTTATTAATAAACCTAAAAGATAATGTTTACATATGGTACCATAATAAGAATAGGCACGTTTACCCTTACTGGAATCGAATTTATCTGCTTTCAGTATAAGGTATGATAAAGTATCACTGTGAATAGCTTCAAATGAATAGCTGTTTCTATATAATTTATAACGTCTAATGATTGAATCAATCATGGTGTCAAATGCATCTCTTAAATGCTCATTATAAATTTTATTTCTAATTGCTGGGTCTTCTTCATTTAAAAATTCTACAACTGCTTTTTCTTGTACTGCACCAAAATATAAACCATTTTTTCTTTTACGACCTCTTCGTTTAGTCATTAATACTTAGTCCTTTTTTTTGTAAAGAATGTTTCTATCATCAAGATGATAACATTCTTTCTTAGCCAAACTTAACCACCATCTTGATTCATCTAGGGAAAGTTCTTTTTTATATGTACTCCAAAGACTACCTTCTCTTTCGTTTACGTGTTTGTACGCTAATTTAGGTATTACCATAACTCTACATGGGTTATGGGTCATTCTTAATAAGAATTCATAGATAAAGCTTAATTTCATACTTTCTTTAAGCCCACCATATTCTTCGTAGGCTTCTTTAAGTACTGCCATACCATCGATATTAAAATTTTGATATCTTAATAAAGATGCATTGTCTAAAATTCCAAGTTCATCAGAGAATTGGGATGCCCAAACGGCTTCATTTGTAAAGTTCAAAAATTGGTCCGCTGGTGTTACATCTAATACCATTGGTAAAAAGATATTAACATTCGGTTGGTCCAATCTATAGTCGATTACATTATTAACCCATATTCTGGCCAATTCATCATCTTGCTCAAGAAATATAAACCAATCGGTTTTACATTCTTTTACACCTAAATTTAATTGGGCTTGAAAATTTGTATTGCCTTCATTAATAACTATCTGATAATTAAGCACTTTTATCTCTTTTGTTAATTTTTCTACTAATTTTACATCATCAGAGTCTTTTTTAACAACTAAAATTAACGCATCTGGTGTTACTATTTGTTTAGAAACACTAAGAATTGCTCTCTTTAAAAAGGTTTCATCAGCATTGAATACTGGGATAATTATACTTATTTGATTTTCTTCTTTCATCTTATTTGGTTTTTTCTTCTATTTTTAGTAATGTTTCAAATTCTTCTTTTCTTTTTTGAACGAAGTTTCCGTAAACATTCTTTATTTTCTCATTTACAATTTCTTCAGTAAATTGGTCTTTAGATGCATTAATTCCATCTATAAATTCTTGAGGAATCGAATCTTCTAACCAAGCCCTCATATAGTCAGCAATCAATGTTGGGACTGCTAAAATATCGTTGGTCCAAATACCATTATTTTTTAATTTAATGTTTGATGTGGTTGAACCTTCATCTTCCATCCAATCTGGTACCATATCAGGGATTTTACCAACAACTGGTGTATCAGATTGAATACATTCTAATGGGAACGTACCAAAACTTGAAATGTCATCAACCCATACAGCTAAACAGGATTGCCCTAATTGTTCTGCAAATGTTTTTCTAGGCAACCCTCTTAATTCCCTAAATGATAACCATTTATACATAGGATATTGTAAGTAGAATGATTTAATAATCCTTAATGCTGATTTTTGGTCTCTAGTTAAAATAGAGATAATCGGTTTCTTCAATTTGTTACTCGGTTTGAAATAATCAGGAATTGATGGTGGGATAATATGGTTAATCACACTTGGGAATAATCTTTTAATGTAATCACCTTGTTTTTGACTTGTAGTTATTATATCTCTAAATCCATAAGTAAAATCCCATCTTTCACCTATTCTTAATAATTCTAGAATAGCATTATATGATTGTGAAAGTACAATTTTTTTACATGGGAAATCTTTAACAGATTCCATCACGTTAGCGAATATTTCTGGGATAATCAAATAATCAATAGGACTTAAATTTAATTCTTTTTTTTCTATTGATACGTGAGGTAATTTAGCGTAACTTTCGCCTAACCATTCACCGACACCGTGATAATCATCTTTATCATGTAAAATATAAGCCTTATAACCTAATTCATTTAAGACTTTTACGTGTTCATAAATATTGGCAATCCCAGCAAGTGGGTTCCCTTTTGTGTCCAAAGTAAAGAAATAAAAACCGAAGTCATTATTATCAATTCTTTCAACAAATTCTAAAATTTTTTCTTGTTTATTTTCCATTTTTAATCCATTTTTTTAAGTATACCATATATTAATAAAGTGTTAAAAGCTAATTTA